TACTGTGTTGTTTAGATAAGCACAACGAGTAGCGTTGCAGACAGCTTCTATAGGATAAACCACAGCACTAGGTACTCTTTCATCTAGTTCACAGGTATATACAGGGTAATTTGCTTCTGGGAGTATTCTGGTCAAAGCACTGGTTTGTTTACCAGCGTCATTACTGTCAAAAAAGCGACTTGCTGGGTCTAACATAAACATTCTGTCTGTTTGATAAACAGCAGCTGCTGAGTTAATTGTCCAGACTTCATCCCAAGTTTTGCCATTTTCTAAACCTACAGCAAAGTCTACTTGCGATATACCAAGCCCAACTAAGGCAACTCTCTTACCTTCTAGTGATTCAATGGGTTGCACTAAGATATGCCAGTGCGTAACTGATCATATCTATATTCATCTCGTGTGCCACGACCTTCTGATAGAGTTTTCATTCTGCCAACTGCCTCCTTAAATCTAGCCTCAAATTGACCAATGACATCAGGGGGTTCTTTTAGAAAGATAGCTCCTTCTACTAAACTTCCGTACAACAAAGCATCTGAGTAATCAGAACTTAACACTGTTGTACCGCTGTCACTACCACTCGTTAACGAGGCTGGTTTATACAAATAATGTAATTCAATAGTATATGCTGAGTCTGGAACTGGAGCAAGTTCAAAAGAAGTATCATCAAACTGTGAATAATACTTGGGTTGCCCTGTAGCAGATGAAGAGGGTGCATACTCTTTAATAAAAGAAGCATGTTTAAAATCTAAGTAATCGTATGTATTACTGCTAGTGATTGCCAAACTAAAAGGTGCATAGAAATCTGTGGGTGTAGCTAGAAACCTATTACTAGCAGTAAGAGTAGCTGAAACATTTTTTCTTTGATAGGGCAGTTGAACCATATTAAATATGCGATCTTCTGCTTCCTGTATAAATCTAGGCAGTTGTGTTGTAAAAGTAGTTTCAGAGACTTGTAAGTAGTCTTGTATTGCTGTTTTAAGTGTTGCTAGTGTAAAACTCATATGGTTATCGTGACTGTTCCTAGGCTTGCTGTCAATTCAAAAGAAGTCAGGCTAGTGCCTAACTTTCCATCTCCAACATTAGTATAGAGTGTAAAAAAATTGTTTGTGTCACTGCTTTCAATTCTTGCATCTTTTATGGCTTCTGGGTCAACTGGTGAAGGCTTAGGCATAAGTTGTGGATGTTTAGCATCCCATTGATCTTTACCAACCAATAAACCATCCCAAGTCTTTCTTAAATCTTTATGTCTGTATCTAAAACCTGTCAAATCACAGATTCCATAAGCGTTTTTGTTTGATGCAAAAGCCATTATGCGTTGTTATAACTTCTTAAATTAGGCGAGATATGGAATGAGCTTCTTTCTTCGTCTGTGGATAAAGCTCTATCAAACTCTTCTTCATAGATAGCTTTTAGCTGTCCTGTAAGTTGTGGTGCTCTCTTCATAGACATGTAGTACGCAAGACCAGCTGTTAGACATGGATAAAACCTAAAAGGTAAATCCATTGTATTAGTAGCAGAGTCTGCGTCATCCATTCTAGTCAACACATTCATGTGCAAAGTGTATTTGCTAGATAAATCAGGCACTGGATATACTGTGACTGTAGGAGATAACTGTTTGTTTACAAAATACTGATTAGGTTTACCAGTTGTTGATTTGTTGGTTACATGTGAATACTCAGCTCTGCTTAGTCTACTTAAAGGTATGTCAATCGTTTCAGAACCAGTTGTTTCTCTGATAAAGACATCTAGTACATCTATAGGAGCTGTAGAATTAGTGCTATCTATGTTGTAAGTGGATGTTGACGCTACCATGTCTACTGTCTTTTCTATAACAGTCCATTGGTTTAACCCTCTGTTAGCCCACTCAGCCAACATAATATTTAAGCTTCTAGTTGCACTCTTTAGGTCATAACCAGTGCGTAGCTCTATGCCACATCTTTCAAAAGCTTCTTCTATGTATTCAGCTACATCAGGCTCAAAATTCTTACTGCTACTTGTTGCCATTCTTCTTATCCTCTGGAGCGTATAGATTATCAAATGTTATGTTTGGGTCCATATAACTCTCATGTTGTTCTGCTGAATGTGTCCACTGTGAAGGCATAAAATCAGGAGCTCCTTCACCAACACGCCACAAGGCTGGGTTTGTTGCTCTTACTCTATTGTTGGGTAGAGCCACAAAGTTACCAGTCCAAGCACCAGCTTCTGTTAAATATAACACATGTGACTGCTTATGTTGAGCTGGGTCATCAGCTATCGAGTTATCTGTGTAGTCAACTGTAAACATATACTTACCTGTTACGAACTCTCCTCCTATCTTACATATCCATGGAGATGAGCTTACCCTGTCCATAATAACCACAGAATGGTCATGACTCAAGCAATCCCAAGGTTGAGCTAAGTGATCTTCCATTGGTTCTGGAGAGTTTTCTAATGGAATGTCAGCAACGAGTGCTTGTATAGGCATCCTAGCCCACATAGCACCACCATGTACATTAGGTGCATCTTCCATGTCATCTATCTCACAACCTGTAAAAACCACCTGAAATGACAACGATCTGTCTGGTAATGTGTTAACAGCTATAGCCAAAGCGTGTAGATACTCGCCATGATAGTCTGTATGGTTTGCTGTAAATTCTTTTCTTACCCAGCATTTAAACTGGGGAATGTTTGATATTAAATACGCCACAATATTTAATCCTTATAATTTAGTTAAATCGTATAATCGCCACCTCTAGTAGCTGCACCCATGCCTCTNGCTACACCTTTTCTCTTAACAGGTCCGCCTTTTGCCATGTATTTAGTACCTTTACCTTTAGCCATACCACCTTTTGCCATGTACTTAGTGCCTTTACCTTTGCCTTTAGCAGAACCACCTTTAGCCATATACTTAGTGCCCTTGCCTTTAGCCATGCCACCTTTTTTCATACCTTTAGTACCTTTCATAATTTCTCCTATCTTCTGCCAAACAATCCCATGTTGCCTGTCTTTGATTTACTTATCTTACCACCCCTTGAGGCGAATGTTGAAACATTAGTTGGTTTACCACCAACACCTTGTTTTTTTGATCTTTTTCTAGTCACAGCTGATGCTATTTGTGATTTTGACATACTTGAAGCTTTTGCTGCTGGTACACATTTAGGATATTTTCTCTTAGCATCTGCTTTTTGTTTGGTACGACCACATTTTTTATAGCCACCACCTTTTTTTGGTGAGCCTATATCAACCCAGTCTTCTTTAAACCACTTCGTCAAACTCATACTAGCTTCTCGGCATTTTAGTTTTTTTACGCCTGTCGTTCATCATGGCTCCACAGCCTCTGCCTTGTACCATTACTGAACCACCTTGGTTTAANCTTATAGCTCCACCTGTAGCTTTCTTCTTACCTTTATACTTGCCACCCATTTTTTTATACTCTTTAACCATGTAAGCATTAGCATAAGCTGATGGGTAAACATCGAACTTAGCTTTAGCCTTACTTTTAGCTTTTCTGTATAAACTTGGGTTTGATACGCTTTTAGGTACTTGTGATCTTGATATTGCCATTAGCACTTCCACCTTTTTCTTGCTTGCCTAATTCGTGAGTTAGGGTCATTTTTTGTTTTAGCAGAGCTTTTCTTTAATTGTCCAAGCGACCTTGCACAATAAGACTTACGCCTTTTAGCTGCCTTGCTACCTTTCTTTACTTTGCCTGTTACAGCAGTTTTTAACTTAGAACCGGGATTAGCCTTACGATAAGCAGCAACACCCTTTTTGGTCATTCCAGCACCTTTACCAGTAGGGCGGTAATTACCGCCCTTCCCAGTAGTTTTTTTTATAGGTTCTGCCTTTTTTCTAGGTTTTTTTACAGCCATTCATTAATAATTCTTATTCAAGACCAATATGATCGAATAAGTATCACCACTTGAATGTCCTACAGTTGTTAAATCTATATCACCTGTTACACCACTACCAGCATTATTTGGTATGCCTGTGAACAAGTCATAGTATTCATCTCCTGTACTATCTGCTGGTAAACCAGTTAAAAGAACATTTGTACTAGCGTCAAATTCTAGGTTTACGCCCATGCCTCTTGTAGCCCAATAAATACGAGCTACAGAAACAGAGGTGCAAGCGTCACCACTATTATTTGCTTGTAAAGCTGATACATCAACCTTTTTGACAGCACTTTCTCCTGTGCCATCAGATACATTTGTAAACTTCACGACAGCAATTCTTTGCCCATCCTGAATAGTTTGTGAGGTTACTGCGTCTGCCATTATTTACTCCTAGCTTAAATTCATGTTAATGAGTGAGTATTCTGTATTAGCTGATACAGCCATTACATCACCAATTTCCATTAACACGTTATCTGTTGCTGGAGCAACTCCACCAGCTGTTCCACCTGAACGAACTGCTGCATTACCTACAACTAAAGTTCCTACAGTTAACAAAGCTGCTGGTCCTGACATTACTGCCCAACCAAAATAGTCTGCTGTTAGATCGATTACTGTAGCTCCCATAATCGCACCTGTTTCTGTTGCTGGAGCAACAATAAGGTCGTTATTTGGGTCAGCTAATAATGATAATTGTGAACTAGTTGTTAAAGCAGTTTTAAGTGCATCGTAACAAGTTATTACTACTGATGGGTCTGTTGAATGATCGTGAGCTGGATTAGATTTTACTCTAAGCATTTGCCCTTCACCATTTACGTCATTTACCCAAAGATAACCATTTGCATATTGATTTAAGGTTAAATCAGTTCCACCTGTTTCTACAGAAATAGCTGTCTCACCAGCTGCTACTGCTGCTGTTGCTGTCATGTTTGCGTGGTCAGAAACTATTGCTGGTTGTTGTAAGAGTTTACCAGCTGTTACTGCTGTGCCACCTATTCCAACATAACGATAAACATTATTTCCATAAACCAACTTAGCTCCTAATGGAAATAGTTGTGTTGCACTTTCTGCGTAAGGATTAGCTGTACCATATTGACTACCGCCTTTACCTACGATTAAATCAGCTGGTCCGAAACCTGTTGCTGCAACATATTGAATATGTC